CAGGTAAAATAAAAGTGCTGGGCATACTTACGGACGATACCGCAGTATATACAGGCGGCACAGTGCTATCTCAAACGCACAGCATAAACGATGACGTTTATACGGCTGCCAGCAACATGCAGGTGCTTGCCGCGCAATTCTTCGCGCAGGAAACACCATTCCGCGCAGTAATAGGCGGCACATCTTACAATGGTACAGCTACCGGGCTTACTGATGGCACTACCATGAGCAACAACCGCGTAGCGATATTGATAGGCGACACAGTAAGCGGCAACGGTGCTGCTGTAGGGCTGCTGTTGGGCAGGCTGGCAGTAATACCAGTGCAGCGTAAAATAAGCCGTGTAAAGACAGGCGCATTAACTAATACTACTGCTTATATAGGCACAGTACTGGCAGAGCAGTACACTGATACCAGCGTACTGAATGATAAAGCCTTTATCACTTTCCGCACTTTCCCTAACAAGAGCGGTTACTATTTCACAGGCGACCCTACCCGTACAGCTACTACAGACGACTTCGACACTGTAGCCCGTGGCCGCGTGATAGACAAAGCGCATATACTGGCCTATGCCGTGTATGTAAATGAGGTGGATGATGAAGTGCCAGTAAATGCAGACGGCACGCTTAACGCTGGCTATTGCAAGTACCTGGAACAGCAGATAATTAACCAAATCAATTTGCTGATGACTGCCAATAATGAGATAAGTGCAGTAGATGCATTTGTTGACCCGGCGCAGAATGTGCTTGCTACCAATACAGTAAACGTAGTGCTGAAGATTACGCCAGTAGGCTATAGCACTGAAATAAATGTAACGCTTGGATTTAAAAACCCTGCTAACGCCTAATTACTAACGCTATAACAATATAACAAATGGATTTTTTCAATAGTAAAGAATGCGAGTGGGCAGATATGGAGGTAACGCTTGCGGGTGCAGTGGTTACCAAAATACGCGGTATCAAATACAAGCCTACAGTTAACAGAGAGCATTTGTACGCTTCAGGCAATCAGCCTATAGCAATACAAAGCGGTAACCGTGGGTATGAGGTAGAAATAAAAATACTCAAAGGCTGCCTTGATGACCTTAACACTGCTGCTGTGGCTGCTGGCGTACAGGATTTGCTCGACCTGGAATTTGACGTAACCGTAACCTACAAAAAGAAGGGTAACAGACTTTTGCGCACTGACGTAATAGTAGGTGTTCAGGTGAAAGAGTTTGAATATGGATGGGAGCAAGGTGCTACAAGTATGGAAATAACATTGCCTTGCCTTGCCTTGCGCATTAACCCTGCAAAGGGATAATCAATTAATCACTTTTTTTAAAACAAATAGTATATGAGTAACAACAGCAGAACAAACGAAACAAAGCTTATTGGTCAGGTTGATACTGCCCAAATTGATGCCTGGAAAAAGTCGCACACACAGGGAATTTACGGCGTAGAAGTGGACGGCCACATTGGATATTTCAAAGAGCCAACGCGCAAAGAAATGAACTGTGCAATGTCTAAAGCAAGCGCCGAGGCAGCGCTGGATATGTACGAAGAGCTGGCAGAGATAACATTTATAGGCGGCAGTGAAGATGTGTTAAAGAATGATGCAATGTTCTTTGGCCTGGTGCAGCAGATAAAGGTAAAGATGGACGGCAAAAAGGCTAAGCTGGTAAACTTATAGAGGAAGCCAAAGGAGGCGTAGCGCATGGTTTCCTTGAATATTTTGAAACGCTACTGGAATATCATTTACCCGGATTAAACCACCGGGAGCTTACAGATGAGCAGTTTGCCCGAAAAATTGGGCAACTGCTTTTCATAAGGCAGGACGAAGCTAAATATAATATCGGCGGAAATGGGATTTAGTGATTTAATAGGCTTCACGGCCACCATGAAAGAGACAGTGAGCGGCACTTTTAATAAGATGGCCGCCGCGTCTCAATCTGCCGTTAATAAGGTCGCTTCGGGCATGGCAAACATGCGCAAAAGTGTGAATAATGTAGGCTCAAACGTTGATACATTAAACACAAAGCTTGACACGCTTACTAAGACCCGTAACCTGAGTATAAACAGGCGACAGATTGCCGAGGCCAATAGAGAGATAGAGCGCACACAAAGGCAAATAGACAAGCTGAGCGGTGTAAGGAATGAGCGTGCTGGCGGTGGTGGTGGCGGAGGTGCGAGGTTTGGCTGGCTGGGTACTGCGGCCGTAGCTGCCAGCATTGGTGCGGGTGCATTAGGAATTGCTAAGGCTGGCTCAGGTATGCAGCAAGACCTTGTAGGTCTTAGCACATTTGTAGGGAAGTCTCAGGCTAACCAGGTATATGCCAACCTGCAAAAAGATGCAACGGTAACACCCTTCGTTACAAAAAGCCTATTGCAAGTTGACCGTGCGCTTATAAGTGCAGGCGTTGACGCTGACAAAGCAGAGCGTGATATGATGGCGCTTGCAAATGCTGTGAGCGCTGTAGGCGGTGGGAATGATGAGCTTAGCCGCATGGCAGTAAACATGCAGCAGGTAAAGACGCAGGGCAAGGCAATGGGGATGGATATAAGACAGTTTGCAATGGCTGGTATAAATATCTATCAATTGCTTGCAGATGCTACAGGTAAGCCGCTTAGCAAGGTTAAAGATATGACGGTAAGCTATGACTTACTGTCTTTCGCACTTGAGAAAGCGGCAGATAAAGGCGGCCTGTACTACAATGCGATGTATAACCAAAGCCAAACGATACAAGGCAAGTGGAGTACACTGATGGACTACATAGGTATAGGCATGGCAAAAATAGGCATGAGCCAAAGCGAAAGCATTGTAGCGCTTATAGACACCTTCATAGGCATAGCTGCAAAGCTGCCAGCGCTTGCAGAACATTGGGCGGGTGCAATCAGCAACCTGGTTAATAACTACCTGGTGCCGTTTGTTCACACGCTTATAGATGTGGGGCAATGGCTATATAATAACGGCTATTGGCTGAAGTATGTAGCAGGTGTAGTACTGGTGCTTACGTACACCTATAAAGCGGCTGCTTTCTCAATTGGGTTGTATAAATCTGTGGCCGGGCTGCTGACTACCGAAATAAAGGGGCTTACGATTGCGCAGTGGGCTTTAAATGCGGCTACTGAAGCTTTCCCGCTTATGGGTATGCTGGCATTAGTCGGGTTAGTTGGTTTTGGTATCTACAAGCTGATGGATAAGGTTAAAGATGCCAACAGCGAAATAACTAACGGTGTCAAATCCGCAGTAGATAACCAGGAGGTAATAGATACTTATGCGAATGCTGGGGCGAATAGTGGTAAAGCTTTTGCAGATGCGGTAGGCAGCAAGATAACGGACGGCATTAAATCTTTCCGGCAATTTTGGAAGGAACAGCTCGGCAAAATGACCGATGATATAATAGAGGCTACAGGCCGTATGAGTAAAGCCAAAGCGTTATATTCTTTCCTGCCTAATAGCGGAAATCCTAATACTGTGATGGGTGGAGATGAGGGCGTATATGCTACTAAGGACTTTAAACAACAAGGCAGGGTGGTAGTTGCAAATCTTGCAGGTATGCTACAGCAGGCTGGCCTTGGTGGTGGTAAAGAGGCTTTTGATAAAGTTGCTTCTGATGCAAGAGCGCAGGCTGCTACGCTTAGAAAGTATAACGTAGATATTTCAGGCAAAGTAAATTCAATTATTGCCGCACAGCAAAAGGCTATTGTATCTCAGGCAAATAAAATGCTGCTGGAAAACAATAAAGCGCAGGCAAACGGCGGCCTTTATACTGGTGCTATAGAAGAGAAAGGACAGAAAATAAATAGCGGTGGTGTGCGTACTGTAACAATCAATGTAGGCAAGCTCATTGACAACTTTACCATACATACAAAAAACATAAACGAAGGTGTAAACAACATGGATGAAGTTGTAGCCGAAAGCTTGCTGCGTGTACTACATGGAAGTGCAAAAATGAGAGAATAATTATGGCTGAAAAATCATTTAGTTTCGAGGATTTATTTGGGCAGAACTACAGGCAACCGCATCAAGTGCCTGACTTTACATTTACATCTAAGAATGTAAACCAATACACAAAAATCGGAAGCCCTAAAACAGCTAAAGATATTTTTGGTCGTCTGTATTATCTGCCTATCACAATTGGCGGCGTGGTACTGCCTTACCCATTAATGCGTATAAGCAGAAAGAAGCGTATAGTAGAGACTGACCTTGTACACAGAACAGGAACAGTTAAGGAGCTTATAAGCAAATCAGATTGGGAGATAGAAATACATGGTTATATAGTGAGCAAAGACGGTGATTTTCCCGACGACCAATATATGGCATTGCGTGACCTTGAGGCAATGGGCGAAGCCCTTGAGATACAAAGCGCGCTAACAGATATATTTTTCTCTTTGCCTGACACCCAAAAGCCTGACGATAATAATCAGCCTACTAACCAGGTAGTGATATACGACTTTGATATGCCGGATATGCGCGGCGTTAGCAATGTACAGCCATACGCATTTAAGTGTAAATCAGATGCAAAGTTTAGCATAATAAAAACAATAACGGGATAATGCTTTTTGTCTTAAACGGTAACATATTGGTGCAGCAGGCAAACGGTACTACCTACTATTTTGAGGCAGAACATGAAATCGTTATTAAGAAAAGCATACACGATTATTTTGATACTGCCTATATAGAAGTGCCAACGTCTGCAAGGCTTTCGCTGGTGCAGCAGTCACCGGGCAAACCCGCTTTGCCTGTATCTGTAAGCTTTGTTACTACCGCGCAGCAATTTGCAGAAGGCGATAGAATAACTATTAACCTGGGCTATGATGATAATGTAGTGCAGGAGTTTGACGGGTTTATAAGCAAGGTGGATTTTACAACGCCATGCAAAATAGAATGCGAGGGTTACGCATGGCTGCTGCGAAATGTAGATAACCTGGTAACAAAAAGCTGGACTTCTACTAGCCTTATAGAAGTGCTAAACTACATACTGCAAGCCACTGGAAATACTGGCAAGATAAAGCTAAGCGCCGATATACCTGATACTACATTCGGCCCTCTAAGGCTAACGCAGCTAACGGGTGCCGAATGCCTGGACGCGCTAAAGAAGTCGGGGTTTACTATATACTTTATCGGCAATACCATTTATGCAGGACTTGAGCAGCTTGCGCAGCTTAACAGCTCTGTAATATATA